CGGGGGTATTTTTAGGAGCTGGGCGATGCATAGGGGGGGTGCTTTTTTCGACCCCCCCACCCCTATCAATTTGGTATCTCTTGTATGAAAACTTCGACCAAGCTGTAAGAAATTTTTTACAAATTTTTCATAGAATTCTGTGAAACTTTTCGCCACATACCTGAGACGTTCTCGGTTACAATCTCATCGATAGCATCCTGTATTGCTAGAGCCTGGTCGGGCTCTGACAAATCATTACTAATTTTTGCTATCCTAGCCAGCATGCCCGGGGTATCATAACCAAGTCTAGTGTCATAGGCCAGCCACTCTTCGAACCGAGTGAACGGATCGAATGGATTGTCTACAGTAGTTAGCATGTACTCTGTTGGTTGATTAGTATCAGTCATCACATCTCACTCATAGCAGTCTTCAATGTTGATAGTGAGATGCCCAGTTGATTGGCTACCTCAGCCTGAGTGTAGCCGGAGTCAAGCATAAGCTTTGCTCTCACACTCTTGGCAGTAGTCATCTTAGGTTGAACCTTTGGTGTAGCTAGTTTCTTGATTGTCTCTAGATCGCCGTGCTTTAGTATCTTAGTTAACTTATGATTACTTATAGCGCCTGCTTGAATAGCATCCCATTCGCTCTGTGTTGGCTTGATAGCCGTCTTCTTTGCACCCGTTCTAGATCTTGCTTCAGCCAACGCTTGGTTCTTGATCTTCCTTACATCAGCAGACTCCATGTTTGGATGAGCCTGGCGTTTCTGGGAGACCACCGTATTTGCTATGACCTGGGCTTGTCTTTCACGAGGGGCGTTCATTTCAGCGAGGGCTAATTTCGCATTGAGGGAGGATACTTCTTTGGCGTATGTTTTCGCAGCAGAAGGCGATGTTTTAGTAGGCTGGGTATTAATCGACTCCTTTCTTGCCGTATTAGCCAAACCCTTCAACTTGTTAGAATGATCGGCATAGATTAACTCAACACGAGTACCAGAAGGTTGCGAGACAAGAGTACGAGCATCTTCAGTTACAGCAAGACGTTCATGCTTCTCCATCTTTGGAATCATCTTGCCTGTTTGTACATACTCCTTCTTTCCAGTGGCGGGGTTAACTTTGAGCTTTCTTTCTGGAATCAATGCTCCTGTCGGAACATAGACTTTCTTTCCAGAAGTCTTATCAATAAAACCACCTTGGCCAGCAGGTCTAGCTTTCCTTTGCGGAATCCAATGTTCAGCGCCTGCTTTCGAAATCAGAGTAGATGCTCCTGCTCTTTTACCGCCCTGATACTTCTCTTTTAATTGAGCAATACCATTGTTTCGTTCTGATGCCTTGAAATCAAGAGAGTGTTTCTCAGCGTCAATAACAACCATCGAATGCCTAACCGCACGAGCAAGTTCGTCAGCCTTAGCACCATGAATGGTCATGTCAGTAATCAGATTGGAAACACTGCCCATCTCTTGTTGCTTACGAGAAGCATTTGGTGCTCGACCTTCATAATCAACTTTGCCCTTCTTATAGATTCCACCATCAATAGTTCGCATTCCATCATATGGCGGATACGAATGTTTAGTATCAAAAGTTTTTAGATCTTCAAGAGCTGGGGTACTTTTAACTGATTTTCTATTATTAGGGATCAGTGTGACATAATCACCATCGAAGTCAGCACCAGACAAATGCTGAGCGACACTATGATGAATACCAATAGCATCAGTAGTATGTTTACCTAATAATTTTAGAGCTTCCTTATTACGATTGTTCACCGTCAATTGTGGAATCTCAAATGTACCACCATGCGGATAACGGATTAGAGCTACACGAGTTCCATTTAGCAACGAAGGCGCATGAACTTCAGTCGGCTTCATTGATTTAATTGGCAGAAGTACCTTTGTTGATTGACCTGGCAAAGAAGCTGCTTTGAGATGAACTGCTGCAGAATCTGTTTCATCAGCAAAAGTATCAAGAAGCTTTTTACGAACAGTTGGGTTTGTCAAATGCTTAATGGCATTGTACTCATTGACACGACGTTCATAAGTAAGATCAAGTTGAGATCTGGCCAACTTTGGATCTTGCTTAGACAACATCTGTGAAGGGAGATTTTTAGACCATTTATCCCAATCGCCTTCTTCATTGACAATATTCATTGCCGATGATACTTTTCCATCTGTCCCATGAACTTGTCGAACAATTGCACCGAAAGGATTATCCGGATCAATGTTACCGGATGCATCTCTTTCCATTTCTTTCAGTGCGTCTTTCTTACGCCCAGTACTACTCTTATTGGTATTGAAGACAAGATCTGTGCCAGCAGGAAGACCTTCTTTATAAACAGCCATACCTTTCAAATAATGCGTTCCATCAACAGAAATACGAACCTGTGCATAATTGGAGTTACCAATTGAAAGATCTTTTACGCCAGGTCGAACATAGATAACACCGTCTGCTATACTTCCACCATCTTCAGCATAATTGATACCAAGACGCCTCGAGTTTACAGAGATGGGGGGTTGAATTCCAAGATAAGTTCTCCCACCATCTTCAGAATATGTATCGTTGATCTGTTTAATTTTGTTACGATTTTGGAACGCTTCAGAATACGTAGTTCCAGGTTTGGCCAAAACTTTTATAGTAGTAAAGTTGCCTGTACCAAGTTGTTGAACTTTCACATAATGAAGTGTGTAGCCTTCTTCTTGAAGCATGGCTACAGCAGTATTGAATTTATCTTTACTAATACCAAGTGATACGTTTGGATCATTAGATAGAGGCAAAGCTCTTTCTACTTGAGTACCAACATCTATGAAATTCTTTTCATCAACTTGTTTCTTCAACATATCAGCAGTAGCATGAAGAGTGTCGGCTTTATCTTTTGCGCCAGGAGCAAGAAGAGCACGCACAGAAGATTCGTTAAGACCCATATACTCGCCGATCTTAACGTTCGAATAGCCCTTCTCTCTCAACGCTTCAGCTTGATTAACTTGTGATTGCTTTTTCTCAGCAAGAGCAATAGTTCTTCTTGCGCGATACTGAGTTGTCGTAAGACCCATACCTACAGCAATCTCAGTATCCGACATACCTTGCTTTCGCATCATCTCTGCTGCATCAAGAAAACTTCTATTACGAGTAGTGCTGGCTCCACCAGATCCCCATGGATAACGACCAGAATGTCGTGGAGTGCCGTAATGTTTGAGATACTCAGATTCTGAAACGATCACGACTCCTCCTCTAATCTTAGTTGATTGATCTGTTTATCGAAGTCTTGAATCTTTTCCATAATGAATACTATGTCGTCTGGATCAGCATCGAAAATCACAACCTCATTATCTTGATAAATGCGCAATTCAATATTGATAGCAAATGGATCTTTGTCATACTCTAGACAGAACAGAGCCGCATAGATTTCAAGTTGATGAACCGAACCAGGTATGATGCCAGTTTTCAAATCAAAGATACGCAGCGTGTTGTATCTAAATGAAATCCCATCTGCTGTGCCAAAGCAATTCTCAGAATAGAACAGAATTTGTTCGGTCGTCATTCTGTGACGAATCGAATCATTGATGTACTGACCTAGAGTACCAATATGATCCGAAAGTCTTCCTGCATTGATTTCAGTTTGAGCATACAGATGTTGAGCAATACCATAAGCTGCTGCCTGCGAAGTAGTCCAACGTTCAGCTAATCTGTTAGGTGTATAGTTCACCCAATGATACTGACTAGGACTGAGGAACGCGTGTTCTCCCTGGAGATTCAAATGCTTGTTGAAGCGCATCTAAAACCTCCTCTTCAATCTCTGGGTAAATATACGATGCAAACGACATCTCATTTAATTTCTTGACAAAATAATCTTGGTTTGGTTGAACTTTTGCATCTGCTGATCGCTTAACCTCAAGCGACGCCCATCTGTCATTATAGAGAATGAGAAGATCAACTATACCTTGTATAAGCGAACTGTCATTCTTCAATATCATACAACCAGGAAATCTATCGTTCAATCTTTTAATCAACTTTGCTTGATATTGATTCTCTAACGGCGTTGCCCTCGTTCGTTGATATGCCACTATTCAGCCTCAGCCTTCGAATTCTCAACAACCATGTCACCATGCCACACCACTGCCGGAGCGGCAACTGATGGCGCGTAGCTATTCTTGGAGAAGTACAGGCACTGATAAGCCGTCAACTCTTCGATCGCACCCCACGCTCTCCGCGGAAATCCATCCAACGAAGGGCACTGATGCAAGGTCACATCATTGTAGAACTTCGGTGTTCCATCGGAGAAGATCTGCTGGACACCGTCCAAATATACCTTGCGCCAAGCCACCCACGGATCCTCACTGAAGCAGATGCCGAAGATCACCTGAGTCATCGTATCGCGACGCAACGGCGCCGACCAGATCCGGTCATAGTGTGGATAACCGCGGGCCATGCACACGCATTCGACGCCATCGATCAGATCGAGCACCAGAGATGTCGCTGGTGACCCGAACGGAGAGTCAGGAACTGTCGACTGGTCTGGCAGCCAGATCTCCTCATCGTCGACAACTACGCCACCGTGATGTTCGCCGAGCAAGCAGAACGCACCAGGAGGGAGTAATGGCGGGAACTGGGACGGCACGTAGAACCGCCAACGAGTATAAGCGATCTTCCCACTCGAGAACTGCCGTTGGGGTCCTTGCGCCATCACACCTGGATTGGAGCTGGCGCTGGGCGGAGTACGTCCGGATGGTGTCGGAGCACCTAGTTCGTAGTCGGAGTTGGTGAACCGCAACGACGGCTCGATCGGCAGCCATGGAGATGGGTCTACGATCATCGAGCACGCCGATCCTTTCAGCAGAGAATACGGGGGTGGGGGATTTGCAGGCAGAGGACCGTTCTTGAATGACGCAAGATTGCTCGACCACGGTGTGATCTCCGTGGCGGGAGGCGTGGATGCCACTAATTCTCCTTGTAATCGAAGACTTTTACGACAAAATAGATAAAAAAATAAAACGATATCTTCACTCCATCTATTATACGTCGCGATTAACATACTAGGCAATGTCTAAACTCTCACAACTCGGAATTGTTGATACGTAGGCCAAACGTATGTACGGTTCAATATGGATAAAACAAGATCTCTCTCCAATAGACCATACCGTGTTGCACAGTCAAATGAATCTAGACTGACTTCTCCGGTTTTGACATCCTCGATCGGATGAATGATTGGATGGTTGTAAGGGAATTTGAATTGCTGGTTGTATTTGATGGCAAACCACCTTGGCCGCCACACAATATTGTCCACATGATTGTTGAATCTGTCCCCGTTCAAATTGATAGGAGTATCGTAGGGATCAAATTTACGTTCGATAAATGCGTTGGCTACCAGTAATGGAACAGACCGATGATGTTGGACTCCTTCGTGCACCAAACCGACATAGACAACGTTGAATTGGTTCTGAGATAGTGTAAGGAGCCTTCCGGATTTTTCAGATCGTATGTTGCCCCAATTACTCACACTGTAATTCTCAAAATTTCTTATAGATTTCCACTCTTCAGGCATAAAACATCCTTAAAATCGCCTTGCGCAACGCCAAACCTTGCGATATGGTCAATTTTGTGGCCAATTACCCACAAAAACGGCATGTTTCAAAACTCTCCTAGGGGACGTATACCTAATATATACCATATATATCTATTACAGTATCGCGCGTAGGGAAAGTCTTTTAAAGCACATATGACCGGGCTTTTGGCCACAGAATTGGGCTTTTTACTACCATTCAAGCTCTTTTTCGTCAAAATTGGACGCATTGAAGCTCCTCTTTGCCTTCAAAGTTCTCCAAATTGCCATGTCAACTACGCTTCTAGACTTCAAAATGTAGTACCAAAGGTGGGTATAAGGCGTATTCATGCGGTCAATTCGACCATGAGCCTGCTCCCAATGCTTGTACGAGTACGTCAAAGAGTAAAAAAGCATCGCATCAGTCTCTATACAGTCCCATGCTTCGCTCCCAGCAATGTATTGTACAAGGTAAACCCACGAATCCGTCTCAGGAATAGCCTGGTGTCTATGCCCGTTCCACTCTGCCACAGTATGCCCGAACGATTCTAAGCCCCTTAGAGCTTCTAATTCATAGTTGAAGTTATAGAATACGATTAGACGCTGGTGTTGTCTTAGAACGTCTCTCACAGCCTCTAAACGGCTTGTATTCTCATTAGCGACCCTGCGCATTACCATAAAAAGCTCAGATATGTCTCGAATGGGCTTATTCAGGTATGGATTCCATCTGGTCTTGATCACACTATCCATGAGAATCTCATCGTGCTCCACATAAACGATCTTCTCGTGCCGTATCGTCTCCTTCATGTACGGCATGTGAACCAAGATCTCGTCACGTAGCCTGTTCAGCTTCTGTACACCCAGATAGCGATCGACTTTAGGGAACTTTGAAAAGGGTTTGTAAACGACATGCTCTCGCTTGAACTCTGTACGATTCTTATAAAACCCATTGGCGATGAACACTGGAATGTAATCAAGCCAGGTATCCCCAGGCGTTGCACTGAGTAGTATCCAGGTATTGTTCTTAACGATCTTGAGAAATGCCTTAACCCATGCGCCATTTCCCACCAGTCTCTGCTCGTCAAATATGAAAAAACAATCTTGCATACCTGACCATTTGTCAATGTTGTTCCAGCTGTCGACATTCAGAACACCATAGTAGGTGTCTTCGTCAGTTCCAATCGCCGCCGCAGCAGCTTCACGCTTCCAGTCAAGGCTATCTCTCTTCTTGGCCGTTGTGATGACGACAATGTTCTTGGGTTGTTCGTGTTCAAGATAATAGGCGATAGCTACTCTAGTCTTGCCTACGCCCACTCCTCCCCATAGTATCGATCCATTTTTTAGTTTCTCTAATGCTTCTACTTGGTGGGGCTGTAAATCCATAAAGCCACTTTCTCGGTCCATGACACTTTCGGCAATATATAATTCCTTCTTTCAAACCACATCTGGGACAATCTTTCAAGGCTCCTCGTGGCTTCAGGTACTTTATTCGTGGCATTATTTTGCCCACGCCCATTTCACACAGTAGGCAAATCGTCCAATGACCACATAGGCACCGATGATGCGCCGCCATCCGTAGTGGTTCGGGCCAATACGAAACCCCGGACGAGAGACTTCATAGCGGTAAAACTCAGGCCGGTGGAATGAAACGTGTTTATTCATAATCCCTCCATGAAAAAAAAATAGAACAAGTAAAAATAGGTAGGACGCTCTAGAGAGGCTCAGAACGCCCTACCCATGCCTATCACAGTTCAGCGGCACTAGTAAGCCACGACGTCTACTAGCGTGTGAACCCAGTGATTCGGACTTGCGGAATTGATAGAGCCGCCCTATCATCCCTGGCTAAACCGACTCAAGGGATAGCCAGGGAATCTTTTAAGTTACTCACCACCACCAAGAACGCCCTCTGCACCGCCACCCAAAGCTGCCTGAGACTGCTCGACAGCTGCCACAAGCTCTGCGGTGACGTCTGCGAGTGCGTTGTGGAGGTTCGTGATCTGCTCGTCGGTGATGGTGCCCTCCTGCAAAGCAAGAACCTCATCGGTCAACGCGCCAATCTGATCCGCTGCAGCAGCACTTGCCGCCTGCAAAGCTGCAACGTCATTTTTGATCTGGTCTACTTGCGCTTGATCGGTCATAATGCTCCTTATCGATATCCACACACAGGCCAATCAGCCCATGAGCCTCGTCTGTTGTGTACAAGTACAGCTCTGTATTTCTGTTCAAGGATACTGTTCTGATTCGGGTATCCTCTGCCCCCTACCGACCACCATGTTGACAGGGTGAACTGAAGTCCACCGTAAAAGCCGTTACCAGTATTTATGTACCATCGATCCGTACTTTCACAATACGCAATACGATCAAGTTTCTGGTTATACGGCCTTACTATAGTCCAGCGTTTATCCACGGGTTTGTGATGCTTGATGTGATGCTTGTGATGATTATGATACCCACTGGGAATTACAAACGCCAGAAATGTCAATACGGTTGAGATAGGATCTTCTCCTTAGTTGGGGATAAAAAGCTCTGAGCTGCCTCGCCCCCTCAAGGCACTCCCTTAGAGACCAATAGGTCGCAGATCGTCTGTTCCGAAGCTGAACGATCCCACTCAGAGCCAAACTGCAAGTGGCAGGTAGGTTATGTAATCCTCCGCGCTCAGGTAACAACCGGTGTGTATTCAACCCGATTTTTTGCGCACCCCTCACCCTTTACCTGGAGGTCACGGCCACTTACACTATTCTACTTCTTGTATACTTCCTGTCGGATAGTCTCTTTCTCCTCTTCCGTCAGAGACTCCCAAAACTCCTTGAACTCTTTCGTCGTTACCGGATTGTCCGGAGTGGAAAGAAACCGCTTGATATCGACGATCGAATTCTTGTTCTGCGAACTCAAAATAAGCCACCTCCTAACTTTACGCAGCGAGAACCTCCACAAGGTCGAAATTTGCTTGGAAGGCCTTGGTTGTATAGACCTTGTAGCCCCGTTCAGTGTATAGGATCCAGTCCCCGACAAGCGCCTTGGTCTGCCTTGAGTTCTTTGGGTTGTGAACTCGGACATGGATGTACTGCGTACTCGGCTGAACGGGTAGTGACCGATCTACGGGGGTTTCGTCAATATTCCCGATCTCGCCGAAGCACCATCTGGCGATGTCGGAGAAGTTTGACTCGGTCACTTGCACTGCGTCTACATACAGAGGTTTGCGAACATATTTGTGCGTTATAGAAAAACTGTGCATGAGTCCAATCTCAGTCGTTACGATTACGTGTCGCTCCAAGATAGTATCCGAAGCTGACACTTATGAGAACTATTACAGCGATGACAATTGCCTCAACGATCATGCTTGATCTAGTTGGGCGTACTTAATCTCCAGAGCGTCCTCTTCGATTGTCACGTAGATGCTCTGAAGATATGCTTTGATCCCACTCTTCTGATTGACAACCCACTCATAGGGGCGAACGATCAGATCCACATTTTTGATGTCGGCCCAGTCCAACATCTCAACTTGATCTTCGGTAAGGTTGGTTCGTCCTCTGGACGTTATGAGCACGATGCGCGGCGGGCGCCCCTTAAAATTGACTGATACCTGAAGATACGCCTGGGATGACTCATCCTCATCTTCCTCTCGGGGCTTGAGCCATTTGATGTTCCAGCCGTCTTCTGCCATTGAGTTGGCAATTGTGTCATCGAGAAGTACAGCAAAGTTACGATCGCCTTCCCTATTGTACTGCCCTTCCTTTCCCGCAAAGTTTCGGAAGATGATCCGTACACCTTCCATCATTACGATGTTATCTTGAGGCATTATCGATCCTTACTGGTTCGCCCACAAGCCATACAGTGATAACGACCATTTCCCAGAGGCACAAGACAACCATAAGCTTTACATTTAGGACACTTGTTCATTTCCTTCGCCATTTTTAGCCTCCTTCACAATCGCCTTGATAGCTTTGAGGAAGTCGCCAAGGGTGGAGGCATACGTATTGATCTTGTTCCCTTCCCCACTAAATTCATCTACCAACCACAAGTTTTTGTTAGCTTGCTGTGTTGCTTCGAGTTTGTACGAACCTTCCTCAATCACGATCTTCATTTCACGAACTCCTCGAAGGATCCAAACTGTTCAATAGTCTTGATGGCGTCAGCTTTCAACTTATCGAAATATGACATGTCGATCTTCACATCTGGGATGGCCTTGGCGATCTCTGCGTCCATCCACTTGTATCCTTTGGTGCCTGTCACCGCATAGTACTTGTCTTCCTTAACACGATAGAGAACTCCACCTCCTTCCATAACAGGTACAAAGCGACCAGTACGGCCAAGATGACGCATATTGCTATAAACAAGGGCTTCACTATCTTCATGCTCTTCCTTGTCAAGGTACATAGCCCCTTGAATAACGCTTCGGCCTTCGCATAGATCGTCAAAAGTGATTTCTTCACCGGAGAACAGCGTCTTGAAGACGTATGGATGTTGGAATTGAGATCCTACAGCTGTCCAATTACTACCAGCTCTGGCAATATATACCGCGTCGTTTACGAGACACATCTTGTCGTAGGTGGTCTCGTGTTCAAAGTCATACTTATAGAAGGATCCGAAGGTTATTACATCGGTGATAGCTTGCGGAGTGGCGTTCGGGATCTTTACCGAATCGGTCTTGATGTGAACTACCTTATGCCCAAGCTTGATCAATTCATCTTTCAAGTCGATCATGAAGAGGGCGCCACGCTTGGCAACGATGTTATCTTTGTTCCGTACATCACGAAACGGATTATCGAATTTGGCCGACGTCAGGCCATAGACGATATTGATAACGATCTTCAAAGCGTATGCCAGCTTGTCTGCTCCATCTTCATTCTCGAGATATGGCGATAGGCGACCGTCCAGCATCTTCCTGGCGGAAGCGAAGTCTCGGCGTTTGATCGCCATACGGACGTTCTTCAGTTCAGAGAATTTCTTGGTGTACTTGCCGAAGACGTTCAGTGCTTCGATACTCGCCGGATGCATAGAAGCCACGTCAAGAACAGCCACATCCTCGTATATCCCTGGTTCTGCGTAGACGTATCCACCTTCGCCGGGGTCTTCGCCACGGTAAGAGCTCTTTCCTGAGTCGAATTCATAGCCTGGAAACTCCTTACTAAGATCTGTATATACGAACTGACGCTGAGGATTCTTGTCATCGCCGAATATAATCTTTGCCGTATGCTTCTGTGTCGGATCATTTATTGCCAGTCCACTCAATTCTGCAAGGATTTGACGTGCAATGAAATCCTCCCAACGGTCTTCGAGCACAGCTTCGGTTGCTCGAACATCATTGCAACAATATTCAACTACTCTGGGCCAGTCCTTTTCGTCCACAGGGCTATCCCAGTCAATGTCTAATTCCATATGGTGTACCCCGAGGTCTATCTCGAACTTCTTTAGACCTTGCTTGATAGAGCTGAAATCCCAAATATCAGCATAGGATAGATTGTACGCCTGGCCGAATCTGACATTCTGGTTATTATCGACGATCATCTTCTGACTGAGATCGTACAACTGCTCAGTCGTGTACCCCATAGACGCCGCGTAGAGAATATGGTTGTCGTACCTTCTGTTATAAAACCCAACCAGTTTCAGTTTGAACAACGCCTCAACCTCTTCAGGCTTTGGGTTGATCATCTTGACGACAAGGTCATCTCCACGAAACTTCCAGCATATTACGAATAGGTTCTTATACACCTCGACGTCGAATATGACCATCCGATCGTCGTCTACTGTCACACCTTTATCAGAACCAACATCCGGATCCGATTGAAACTTCATTGTCTGTACGGTTTTCAGACATAGAGCAGCCTGATGCGTACTGTTATTGGCGAACGCTATGATCCTAGGGCGCAGATCCATAACGTCATATTTCATCTTAGATTCGTACGCATCGTTGAGTACCTTGGCAATGAAATCAACAGACGGTTTCGTACCAGGGTGAACTTCTTTTCTCAGATTCCTCTCTATAAGCTCTCTAAGGCCCTTTTCACTTGTGATGGATTTGGCCTTGAGCATCTTCTCCTTTTTCTGCTTCTGAGGGAGTCCGCTACTTATTGTCCTTATCGAGACCGAATTGCAGCGCGAAAGCTTTCTACGCAACGACGCGCCCCCTGTGAATACTTTGACCTCAATGCCATCTGAGTACTCACGCGAGAGATTAGCGATTTCGCCTTCGTATCGGTAATGGAGGTGGACTCCTGATTCTGACTTACTGAGCTCTGCATATGTCGGCGGCCACTCACTTGCCGCTTCGAGATTTCGTTCAAGTGACTTGTGTCCATTCACATCCTTTAGGTCGAAGTCAATGACGATGTGGTTTTCAGGTACCTGTACGAAATGTAGCTTAGACGTGTCAATGTCTAGAAGCTTGGTACTTACCGTTGACCACTTCTCTTCCGGCACATCGGTCTTAGACGCCATTTGCGCAGGTTGATTGGCAAATTCCTTGTCGAATAATGACTCGGTTTCGTCCATGACCAGTGAAAATGCTGCTGAGTCTGCTTTATGCGTCTTGAACTTCTCGGCGTTAAACCCGCAGTAGAGGCTTCGAACACGTTCGCCCTCCACTTCTCCCCGATCCTTGAACTCGTCGAAGTAGTTGCGGAGCTCCTCACGCATCTTGTACTGTGGATGTGGACGGGTTATGCCATTTTCAGCACAGTACTCCTTGTACAATGTATATGCTTGGCTAAGAGTTATGGCATCCTTAGCCTTGAACAGATCATAATATGCCTCTATGAAATTGAAGAAGATGTCAGTCTGCAACATCATTTCAAGGGGCCTATAGCCGTTGTAGTAATTCTTGCCCATCTCCAGATATACTCTCTGGCAATGAGCAGCTATGGCACCGAGCTCAAATTCGATCTGGCTCATCAACGTGTTATAGTGTCTCACCGGGATTCTCACCCCAGTAGGATGAATATCGATCAGCCTGCGTATGATCCCAGACTTTGCATCCGCAATCTTCACAGGCTGATTTGATCCGATGAACAGCATGGCATTGGCACGAGACGTGTAACTCGGCTTGTACTTCTCATTCATCGTCATCTGTTCATGAGCAACGATTGAATTTAGCCGAGTGTTGTCGTCAATATGTGACAAATCGCCATCGTGTTGAATGGCAACTAGAGGATTATGTTTGAAGGCCTCCGTAGCAAATGTACTATCGCCACGTCCCAAGGCCTTGCCATCGAAGGTTGTCGTGTATCCTTCGAACAACATTTCGATGATATTCAGAATTGTCGATTTCCCGGAACCGGCAGGTCCATACAATACTATGAATTTTTGAATCTTCTTCGAATCCCCCGCTACTATGGATCCAATTGCCCACTCGATCTTGGCTCGTTCCTCAACGGAATACAACGTACCAACCAACTCGTCCCAAGCTGAAATATCACCTTCCGCCAAAGCATACGGCAGTTTACGACTTACGTAATCTGTCTTCCTTGCACTATCATTGGCAAAGGTGATTTGAGAATCCAACGAATGACTGTTATCACTGATCTGGGTTATGAACTTCTTGAATTGCGCCCATACGTTGGTGCTAAATGAGCGCATCTTCTTTATCTGATAACTAATCCCATTCTCAGAATGCAGTCTATCTGCTTCCTGCTGCAGTTCTTCGTCTACAAGCCGTTGTACGTCATACTCGTCACGAGACCATAAACCTAGTTCTTCATCCCATATGGCATAAAAGCTCCTTCCTTGAACCATCAGATCCTGAGAACGACCTACCATGAAGTCCGGATATAACTCCATGGCGTGGTCTTTAGTTTCTCTGGTTAGGATCTGATAGAAGTCCACTCAGCTCCTTCATCTGTCGAATTCCTAAATTGGGATTTTTTCCATGATATACGCATGCATCTGATACCAGAGCTCGACTTTTGTTTGATCGTGCTCTGTTTCTACAAGGGGAAAAAGTCCGCCTTCCCCGTTTGGAGCATAAGTCCTATAGACAAAGCCATTAAGAATATCTTCAATATAACCCTCTTTCCTAAGCGTAAGCGGATCAGAGAACCTGCTCAAGTGGAGATTCTTGATGAACGTCCATGCCCATTCCGGAGCTTCCCCACTACTAACCCATGCTGCTCTACGAGAGAGAGCCACCAATACCTCAAGAACCGAAACCCCGGTCTGATGTAAAAAGCGATCCTCTCTGGAAAATTCCTTCCGGAGATCTATTGCATCTCCGATACGATTGTCATCGTGTGGAACAAACCAGACAAATTCATGACGATGCATACATTTAAATAAACCTTCAAACGATCTAGTGCTTTTGCCTGTATCGATCTGTTCGGTTAGCCAGTTGAAATATCGGTCATCGAAAATCTTCATCATCAAACCTGCGCTTAGGTCGTCGCCTTCTATCCGCTGAATGCCTGATAGTTCCTGGCTGTGTATCAGCGAAACTTCCTGGGTCACGAAGCACTTCCATATCCATGTGTAACCTTTCGTTACGAATATGCACGATATTGGGATCGTGTGAACCGTGTCCCCAACGTCTTAGATTCTTAAGCCCGACGATCATGTCTATATTATCGACTGTGGTGTCTCTTGTATCCGACAGGGCACCATCACCCTCGTAATAAATATACGACACTTGATCATGCTCGGGTTCGTTCTCTGTGAACTCGTCAAAGTGAATTATGTATGGCGTGTTCTGACTGCGGTGAGAAGTCTCGTACTTGTAATCCCACCCAGCTATCTCTTCCATCTCCTCCAACGCCCCGACTTCTTCCTCTTCGGCAGGAAACTTCTCGTTCGCTTCTTTGATCGCTTGGAGTTCAACTTCGGAATACCGCTCCTTAACCGCTTCAACAATAGGCGGCTTCGGTTCAGCAGCTTTTGCTTTTTGGAAGTAATGTTCTCGCATTTTCGAAATTTCATTTATAGCCAACCCTTGATATTTTGTCTTCATACGACTTTCCGCAACACGGTAAGCTAGTCCAAACCCCAACGCAGCGCCTACACCGGCTCCAATGAGAAAGAAGCTTATGTCTCGCGGATACAAGCGGCGAGTTGCTTCAGCCACATCTTCGATTTTGTCTGCTACTTCTTCGATTAGTTGTGCATCTGCCATGATGTAGACTCCGTATTTGTATCGATCTTCTCATAGATTACGCCATCAACATTGAAATCGAGAAGAATTGAATTTTCACGACCATTGACAAAATCTCTTATCGTATGATCGCCCCCTTTGTAAATCCCGAAATCGATGTGATTATCGGTTATTGTGCCAGCCGTGACAATCCAGCCGACAATAGAACCGGCCTTTGATCTCGGAATCCCGAGAAGGTCATACACCTCGTTCAAGAAGACATGCCCACGAGCCAGCAACAGATCATTTGCATAACTCTGCTGACACTTCAAGAACAGGAGATTATACTCCGGCTCCTTTGACCACGAAGTGGATAGCGGATCGAAGAATCTCGCATAGATCGATGGTTCATCATAGCCCACACGAGTAACCGTCTTCTTCTTCCCGGTCTCCTCATCGATGATCTCGACTTCTCTACTACCGTGGCGAAACTCCAGGTCCTGATCTTCGCCATACTTCTCGACCACACGATGCCGGTACTCTTTGAAGCCCTTGTCAAGAGCGGCGTATGCTGCGGTTAGGGCTGCGTTCCGTTCATTAAGGATATTGTGAGAACGTGTCAGAGCGGCGATAGAAGCCCCACCCACTACAATCGACGGACCATAGAGCCTGACAATCTTTACCGCAGCCTGGACATGAATGATCGCAATATCTCGGCTACGATCCTTTTCACTGTAATCGTCATGCACAAGTGTCTTTGCGGTATTCAGTTTTTGCTGAGTATTGTCAAGGACGTCCTGCATCTTCAAAGTCGCGCGACAGGCGAGAACGGTACTTCCCACAACACCGGCAACACCGGCACCAAACAGCAATGTCGGTGAATTCCTTTCGAGCATAAACCCACGATGGGCAACTCCCTTGGAAATCACCTCTGGCACAAATCTCATAATGGTTCTCCTAAAATAATTGGCCTTGTTCAGGCGGTTTCTCTTTTTCAGGTAACGGACGTACGTCTTCAATATCAACATTGTTCAGATATATGGCAACAACTTGATCGTCCGCCATCTTATCTACCTGTGCGCTCCAATTTTGATTCGGATACATTCTCTTTACTTCGTCTCGAATCTGAGCGACGTTCATCTCAATCTAGCGGCTGCGGCTCTGGGAGATCAAGTAGATAACCGCCACGAACTCGTGACACTCCAGCACCCCTAAGATCCGTCCACCCCCACTTATTATCTGTGTGAGTTCCGGAAATGCCCACCAACTCGTATAAGTCTGAGACTGTCGCTGACCCATATCGGCTAACCACCTCAAATAGACGATCTATGACTTCTTCTGCTTCTGTACGTTCCGTCAAGACAATCTCATCGAAGTCATGACGAGAGCGTCCCATACGGCTCATCGCTCGTTGAGGACTGGTTTGCCTACTCCCCATGGAATATCGATTGTAACTGACTATGCCGGTTGGACCTGTCTGAGGTGGCGTCGTCCCACTTCTACGTCGAGAATCACCATAGATCAACTTTTCGATACCCTGAGACAATACCTCAACGATTGTATCTTTAGCAGCAGGAATCAATACATCAAATATAACGTACCGAGAAGCAGTTTTGGCATCGCCTGCAACGAATGTCTCTTGAAATTGTTTACGAAGCGGCTTCCTTCTCCGAACTGGATCCTCCGATGTTACTCGTTTGATGTTTTTGGCTTCCTCCTGTAATCTTCTCTTGCTCGCTTCACTATTAGGTGGATAATCAGGGATTTCCATAATTTCCTTGTTTTGAAAAAGGAAAAACTAAGAATCCGTGTTAGGGATCCTTAGTTTGATCTTATCGATTGGACTTGTACTCGGTCTTTGAATCATTGGACTGCTGGTCTTTCCGACTCTCGTACCAGGCGATGGCACCATCGACTCGGCGATTGACGTGCTCCGAAGCCTGCTCTGCAACCATTCCTCCGATCACAAAACTTCCGACTGTGACCTTAACTGCATCTGCAGTGGTCTCAACGTTAGTGTTGTTCTGGATAATGTCGCGGACGACTTTCGAAACGCCAATCGTCGAAATCAGATTGATGCCGAACTTGGCAAAGGTAATCTTCTCAGACGTAGTCATAATAACTCCAAATTAGTAGTTGGGTCTCATTATACGCAGTGTTTTCTACGCGAGCTTTTTGTCCACAATAACTATCTCGCCCGCAAGGATCTTATCTGTGAGGTCCTTCCCGGATATACCTTGCTCTGCAGCTTCAGCCATGGTCATGGTGTTTGGCTCAGACTTTGGGGTTACGATCTCAGCAGCTTCCTCGGCCATATCAGCTGGGATGACACCATTCATGAATTCGACAGCGGAATCCGTGTTTGTGACCAGCTCTATGAAAAGCGCGGAATATGCTGCAGTTGACTCAAACCCTTCACGCAGAGTCGCGTTTTTGATGAAGCGTTTACCGTCTGCTGACTTCTTGCCGTACGACAGCAAGATGATCTTCTTGAACTCAGCGACGATAGCTGCTCTGTCATCTGTTTCGATGATCCTCTCCATCGCCGAAGAGAGCCCACCCTCATGACTCATCTCGAGCTCCACCAACTCTGCCTTGGACAGATGGAAGAAGAAGTCCTCCTTGACCTCTTCCCCATTGAAGTCCGTGTACGTGACCGTCTTCTTTAACACGCTTCTCCTTTCACCACATCCTCGTGTATTCAGCAAAGGGCGCATCAGCGAAGTCGATCGCAATGCATGGGCGTTGATCCGTGGACATAACTGTTGAGAACGTCACCTCAAGACGACGATCGTGATTCCAGCCTACCGTATCGGAATATGGCGTCGGAGGCAGACCGATCTCGTCGTAGAACGCACTCAGACTCGCGTATTCATGCGCAATGATCTCGTAGTTGATCTTGTTCTCAGCTTGCCTGATCTTCTCCATCGAACTCTGGAAATATCGCCCTGTCGTCATGTCAAAGCAGAGAACCTCACCCGTACCGGCAAGAATGATCTCTCGAGTGGGCAGAGGTGCGTTACTGACACGGTCTTGAGCGATCTCGTCACGGACAGCTGTTTCCTTGGTCTCACCGATCTTCTCGATGACCTTCGTCTTGTATTCCTGAAATGCTCTCTCAGATATGCCAGAAGCTACCGTCAAAGCAGCGATCCTCTTCGATGCCGCGTGATTCGACATGATGATAGCCGCAATCGTGCTGCAACCGACAGTGACCGGCGGAACATAGAGCGGCCAGACTGCCTTGACTACTTCCTTATTGGTCAGAGGCCGATCTTCGTCCATACCTACAATCTTCTGCTTCTCGTCAAGGATTCGAATTGCCTTGACCGATGCACGTCCTGTCAAATATGCGGTTGTGACTACACCGGTGACACCCATACCGGTGAGGATTGTAGTGGGGTCAACACTGGCCAATTTGTCCCTGCCAAGGTTAAAGAGTTCGGGAAACATTGCGCAGTCGCCTTTCAATATTTGCTAGAGCTTGTTTGTCACTACTAGAGGCAGATATAATTTCTACTACTTTGGCATCTGAAAGAGTAACACGAACATAACGGAGGAAGGTCTTCGTCCTACGCCAATGAATATAGCGGGATAGGAGCGCCTTCGTCGATTCGTATACAACGACCCAAACCAGTCCGCCAAGAAGACCGTATAGTACATATTTCATTTCATCGCTTTCGCATTTCACGCACGAAGATCCAGATGAGCCAGAAGCCCCCTGTCAGTCCGACCATGAGGCAATCGCCCACGAAGTTCCAAAACCCATAGCGCTTGCGCTGAATATAGACGTTCATCATTAGCCTTTCAATTAGATGAAAAAAAAGAAGAGAACGCATGGTAGCCAAAGTATCTGCAGTTTTCGGCCCATAGGCTCCGCTCAGCAGTGCCTCATAACGTCCTCTCATTATAAGGCATGTTTTCTACGCGACAGATATTCCGTGACGTTTGACGTTAATTCCAGGAAGACCTATGATTGGACTTCCATTTCGAATATTCCTTGAAACGTCACTCTCAGAACACCCAAGAAAACGAGCCATATCGGCTTGGCTTTCAAACCAATGCTCAATCCCATCTTTAAGAACAGAGCAAATATAACTTAAACGACCACCACTAACAACGTTATTTGTGACATTGGCAACGTTTGTCAGTGTGTTCTCATTTCCGGTCAAAGAAAAAAGAGAAGCAACGCTCGCTTGTGGAAGGGTCGGTAATCCGTCCAATCCACTACCAGGGTCGGTAATCCGTCCAAGGAAGCGAGGATTGCCTCTCATCATAAGACATGTTATTCCTGCGAGAGTGACGACAGAGCCTCCCGCAATGTAGAACGGCTTGTACGTGTCAAAGTGAGTCTTGACCATCTGAGCTGGTGATACCTCTTCCTCACCACCTGGGCCATCTTTGACAACCTTCACATGGAAACTACGATCTTTGAAGAACCAGTCTCTAAACGCCATAACGCTCCTCAGGATAAATAGAAAAATAAAAAAAGAAAAAGAAGAGGTAACAGTCCAACGAAAACTGTTCATTAAGCTACCTAATATTCTCAAGCGGTAGCCACTCCGGGCAGGGTTTGAACCTGCGCATTCGTGTCTCGGAATCACAAACGTGATCTCTTCTCATTATATGACATGTTTTTCTTGCGAGCGAAAAAGGAAAGCACCAGTGTATGGTACTCTCCTTTAAACTCTAGTTCTCGAGGGTGGTCTTGATGAACTCCTCACGCTCGGCCAGGAATGCGTTCATCTCCTCTTGGTGCCAGTTGTACAACAGGTAGCCAACGGCAAAGCCGGTGGTGGTCGCTGCGTACATGGCACGATGATAGTAAACGTGATTCCTGATCCGTCGAATCGGGTTCTTCATAATAACTCCTTCATAGTAGGGTCTCATTATAGGGTATGTAAATTGTGCGAAAAAATAAGAGCCCGTGTTAGGGGCCCTTACTTGATCATCTACTCAAAGACAATTCTGTCTCGGATGTTCTGAACTGATTCGGCACAAGCATTGAGGTCGTCGCGGACATCTGTAAGTTCCTGGTATGTCACCTTGTATTCAGGCTTCACCATTTCCTTGAGGATGCCAGTGACGAACTCAAGCTTCTCCCAAACTTCGGGCAGACTTTCCATCTGAACTCCTTATGTAGTAGGGTCTCATTATAGGCGAAGTAATATCTGCGACCTTACAGCAAATTCTCCCCCCGGGGATTTTTGGGGGTTGCGAAAAAAATTAAAGCACGGAGAGAAAAACGAAAGGCCGCGTATGCGGCCCTCCGCCTGATCCTCTAAAGTCTGTGTTACCGTGGCTTTATCAGCGCATTCATAGCTCTCGACGTGATGACATTCACGTGTTCGTGCCTGATGATCAGCAGGATGCCTACGAGGTTCGCTCCGACTAGAAGCAACGTATCCGGATTCACAGATGAAGGCTTTTCAGCTTCCTTCATCTTGTGCAGCTCCGTAACGACTGCCAAAGTCTTCACGTACTCATCAGTAGCAACTCCCTTCTGATCCAGGTTCTCCAACGCTCGGTCAAGCGCCGTCTGAAGCCTAGTTGGCTCTTTAGCTCTGGTGAACATATAGCTCCTTTAGGTTGGTCTCATTATAGGCTATGTTTTTTCACCGAAGGATACTTTTTTCACCTTGAATATAACTTCGTCTTGATCTGCAAGTTCTTCTGGGTCTCCATCGAGCTCGAGGGTAAATATCGTCTTTTCGTCGTCTTCGGTTATGAGGATTATTCCGGTATATCCTGCTGTTCGAATTATGAATGCTCGACGACAAATATAACCAAAGCCAGCGCCTATAGTGAATGAGACAATCAACAATAAGATTTCAAGCATATATTCCTAACTTAGCATTGCCACGGTTGGGTAAGTCTTCTCTCCACTGTTATCCTGTGAACGAATATACTCGGTAACTCTGGAACTCGAGACAACTTGGCTATTACCTTGCACCTCGATAATATCGCCCATATTGTAATCAACCCCATACCGAAGCTGATGCAAGGGAACAATCTGGCCGTCCACAGCTTTGGCAAAGCGCGCGTTCTGCAAAGCCTTCTGAGCTCGACTATTCAGAAGATTTTGCAGCGTTGCAGGATCTCCGCCCACCATATCCGTCGTGATATCCTCCTCAAAAGTCATCTCCGCACGTAAATCGAACCCTGTAGGCTCGGGGCCGGATATTTGACTTGACCCAGGAGCGACAGTATCAGCCAAACCATCTGGGTTAGGCGGACAGAACGAATATACAATCGTTTTGTAATTGGAGATGGATTGAAGCTCTTTGATATCAGTCAAGGTATCCAGCTGAGGAGAAAATCGAACAGGAGGATTAAGTGCTTGGGCTACAGTACGATCAAGCCCCTTGTATGTCCGAAACAGAAGAGAATATGATGTATCTATGGCCCATTCCAACGTAATTTGCATACCTATCCCGTATGTCGTGCCAATATCTCTAAGAGCATCATAGACTGGCCCATACGGGACGGCAATGGTAACAGGATCACCAGACATATCAAAGCCACCTAAATCAAGGCCCGGAACTATGAATCTCTCTGGGTTGGGAATACCCATATTGTTTGATCCCCATGCCAAAAAGATATTATTCGTGCACCACCACTGTACAATAATAGCCATTACCTGTCCGGCTGGATATCCTGTGAAAGTGTAATATCGATCTTCGTGTAACGCGCTTCCCCGAATGAATCGATTGTTTAGCCAGGGTAAGAGACCGGAGCCAGTTACCTTCAATTGGCCTTTTTCACTATCAGCTGTATCGATCATCATTACTTCTTTACTTCCGACAAGACCTACGAAAGTACCAACCGGTAATTTTTGAACCATCTCTAGTGTCGCCGGGACAACTAGTTCAATTTCTCCGTCACCATAATATCGTTCGGTCCAGATAGCGGATATGAATCTATCGATTTCGAATTGCTTGCGAAACCCTCGATCCAAAGTAAAGAGCTCCACTTAGAGACCCCCATAACGCTCATAATATGTGAGTTGCCAATCTTGCACGCCTCCGTCGGTAATGATAGCGAAGTCGTTTACACCAGGTTGTAGAACTGGCCAAGAGGAACCGGATTGCAGCCACATAAGAAGGTTTGTAATCACACCGGTAGTCAACGAAACGTTTTGGGCGAACTTGTTTCCGGCCAAAGAGTTCATCATAAAGTATTTTGATGCATCGACAGAAGCTGTCACATTAAAATATGATTCCGATGGGTCGCCAATTTGAATACCAATGAAAGTAGGGACAGGTTCGGAAACTCTGGTAATCTCAACGTTGATCCCAGCCACAACCGAGCCGTTATATTGAACTTCTGTTGGGGAACTGAAATCACGATCAGATTGCCCGGTAACAACCTTAGGATTGAGTGCTGTGAAATATGGATCGGGACAGATGATCGAGACTTGAATTTCAGGATCTTTACTGAACTGGGTTACACTAACATCCTCAACAACACCCGCAATTGCCACCGGGAGCATATCGTTACTATAAAAGACCAATCGCGTGAGCAATTTGGGCATGAAATATGAATAGATAAGTCTACGAAGCTTTTCAACTGACCAATCAACCCAATCGGGATTAGGATGAAGGGTAAGTACGATATTTCTACTTGGTACACTGCTCCCTAAATATGCTGCTCCATCAACAGATCCGAATGGCGATGTGTTGACAGCAGCCTTGACCGGATCCAGACCAGCAATATTCCGAATCTGAATCAAGTCGGTTTCTTCCCTGCCACCCTCACTCAAAGCTAGCGTCGGGGCATCTAGCCATGAGCTATACGCTTCAAGTTTAGTCAACACAGATATTCAGACCTCCTTGGGCTCCCGAAGGAGCCCGAGTTTATGGTAGTGCAAGAGCAGTTCTCAGTTGTGAGAGCTGATTCTTGGTTTGCCTGTAGATTTCAATCTCGGTCAAAGCTTCTGGCGAGTAATTGTTCTGTTGATACGTAATGGACGTAGCAGGTTGTCCAGTTGCATCACCAGCAATACTTTGTGGCATTTGCGACGAGGATATAGCTGAAGCTTGCCCAAACGAAGTTGAGCCAACTACCGGCGCTGTATTGATCATGGTATTCATCTGATCGGCGCCTTCTTGCATCTGAGTCAAGTCTAGTACAGGCGTGATCACCGGATTCATATCGGACATGTTACTAAGCGCATCTGGGATTGCGCTCATGGAGTCGATCATAGCCTTGGTCACATCTTCTGTTGAAGAAACGACATTATCTTGTTGATCGGCAATACCATTGATCATACCTTGCATGGTATCTATACCCATGTCATAGAAGACTTTGGATGGTGAGCCAATCCCCAGAATTTTCTTCAAGGCGTGAGGAATAGCACCGATAATACTTTCGGCTTTGTGTACAACAGCACCAGCCAAAGAGCCCATGCCGTTGATCATACCTTGAATCATGGACCAACCGATATTAAATCCAGCTTTCACCATATCAGGCTCATGGGTTCTAATTGATCCAGCTACACCATTTAGGAAGTTCACAACAGCCGCAGCGCCCTTGTCAAACAACGTAGAACCAGCACTGCCAAGCGCAGTAATCAATTTCCCAATAGCATTTGCCCCCGCATTTATAATCCTACTTCCCTCATTGCCAATGCCGTTGACAAATTTGACAACTGCCTCGCCACCAGCATTTAATACCTTTCCAAAGCCGTTACCAATTGCAGTGACAAAGTGAGCAATAGCATTGGCACCAGCGTTAATCACTTTGGCGATATTATTACCAATTCCAGTTACAAAGTGGGCAATTACATCACCGGCAATATTGACTACCTTCGCAAGATTATTGGCGATACCTTGAACCACGCTGAGCAACACGCTGGCGCCAGCCGATACAATCTTCCCAAGATGACCGGCCAACGATGTCAGGAACGTAGTGATAAGCGAAGCAATCATGGCTACTAGTTGGCCCATATTGTCCCTGATACCCTTGATAAGTGCCAGTAGCATAGAAAGACCCGCAGCTACTATATTCGGGAAGTTATCTTTGATAACCTTCAAACCAGCTTTAACAAGAGCGTCAAATGCTTTGGCAAGCTGAGGCGCTGCTGCAATAACGGCGTTGGCCAAGGCTACAAGGATCTTGCCCAGAGCCTCCACAAATTGTGGCGCCGCGGCTGCAATAGAAGTAACAATAGATAGCAAACCCTTGATTATGCCTTGTACCCATTGGGGGATCATTGCTATGAAGTCGGTAAACGCTTTGAGCAATATGGCAATAGCCGCTGGGCCGGATACGGCAATAGCACTGAGACCAATACCAACCAAAGCTATGCCAGCACCAGCCAGAGCCAAGCCACCGCCAATGAGGAACAAAGCTGCGCCAAAGGCCAATAGAGCTGGCGCAACCGGTGCAAGCAGCAACCCGGCGACACCTAGAATGGCAAAGGCTGCGGCAAGCGCAACCATACCTTTGACAATATCGCCCCAAGATTGCTTCCCAAGCGATACCAAAGCTGGAATAAGCAACGCCAAGCTGGCAGAAGCGATCGCTATGGCTGCAGCACCACCGATACTACCTTGCATAGCCATCATGCCAACGGCCAGAACACCCAAAGCCAGAGCAAGACTGATTATGCCTTTGGCCAACGTACCAATCGATTGCCCACCAAGATTCGCAATAGAACTGGCAATGCCCTTCAAAGCAACGGCAATCAGCAAGAGACCTGCCGCTGTGACCACCATATTTGAGGGCATGAGTTTCATAGCACCGGCAATAATGACAAGCGCAGCAGCAATTGAGGCCATACCCTTGGCAATCACTACCCAAGGCATCTTACCGAAACTGCCCACAGCGCTTGCGAGTATTTTAAGTCCTGTAGCGACGACAACCAGACCAACACCAATCTGCACCATTCCGGATGGAAACAGCTTCGAAGCCAGGCCGATACCGCCGAGGGCAACAGCAACAGACGCCATACCCTTGCCCAACTGCTCCCAACTCATACCACCAAATTGCTTGATAGCCAGAGCCAGAATATTCAGAGCAATAGCAATGGCCGTGATACCAACGCCAGCGCTGATAAGACCTGAAGAACTCTTGGACAGTGGTCCAGCAGCCACAGATATACCGGCAAGGAGAAGACCAACAGCTGTAAGCCCCTTGGCAAGCTCTCCCCAACTCATACCACTGAGCTTCTTTACCGCTATGGCAAGAATATCGACCGCTGCAGCCAGCAGGATCATAGACCCGGCAATAATCGGGATCTTGGCGAAGCCTGCTGTTGGGATCTTGTTTATGAGAGCCATAGCACCGACAAGCTCACCCATAGCCATGGCGACTCCAGCAATTGCCTTATCCAACTTCTGAGGTTGAATCATAGACATTGCAATGATTGAACCAGTAAGAATCCCAACGGCTGCGGCAATCTCAAGCAACGTAGCAGCCTTGATCGACTGCTGCATATTCTTGAGAGCTCCGGTCAAACCTTCAAACATTCCAGTGACGCTAGACAATACCCCGCCGCCAAGAGCGTCTCCCAACCCGCCACTGAAGAACTTCTTGAACACCAGATACATACCGCCGAGAAGACCGGTTCTGATAACATCAAGAAGCGTTTGCCAATTGATTTTCTGGAGACCGGAAGCGATCTGACTACCAAGATTCCCTATCTCATCGGTAATAGCTTTGAACCCTGGCTTCAACTTATCTGCTACATTGCCAACGCCCTGCCAGAAATTGTCCCAAGCGAGTTTGGCGCCAGCGAGAACCTTCTGCAAAGGCGATAGAGCTCCGGCCATTCCGCCTACTATTGCGGAAAATCCCCCGGAGGTTTTTGACCCAAACCCACTGAAGAGATCTCCAATAGCGGAAGCCATTCTCTCCAAGAATTTGATCGGCTTAGCTATAACAGTCCCAAGCGTGACAAAGAAATCATGAAGTCTATTACCCGACTTGAGCGCTTTGTCAACTGAGACCAGGAAATCGCCGATGTTACCGGTAAGGTTCAGGAAACCACTGCCACCCTTGCCCACCGCGGCAAAGAGCGTAGAGAAGACGGTGAATACGCCACTCAGAAGTTGCTTACCAATATCGAGAATCGCAAATAGTCCGGCAAACGTACGCTTCAAATTATCTACAGTTGCTGCACTAGGCATGAGTGCCTTCATAAAGTTATCGAATGCCTTAGTCATACTGACAAGCTGAGCGGCAGTCTCAGCCGGGAAGATCTCTCGGAAAGCAGCCTTTATGGGTGCCATTACTGCTCCGAGATCTTTCCAAGCCTGCTTCAACCCATCGATGAGAAGGGTTCGACCGCCAAGTTTGGCCCAGCCCTCGAGGAGTCTGTTCAAATCATAAATGGGCTTTGTCAGAGCGTTCTCGGCAACGTTGTGAATAGCGCTGAATAGAGTGGTCGCCCCGTTGATATCACCAAATATAGTTTTGAAGATGGCGCCCCAGGCTGTCGCTACTTCCTCCTTCAAAGCCTGAGTCAACTGCGTCATTGTCTTGATATTTACTGCCGCAGCCAAACCAGCTTTTGCTATCTTCTGGATATTCTTGATCTGAGCATCTGAATATCCCTCAGATTTCAGCTGAGCAGCTGTCATATCGCCAGTGAAACCCTTGAGCGTCGTCGTCAAGACCTTACTGGTGAGCCACCCATCCTTCAAAGAGTTTCTGAATGAATGACCAGACTTTGTCCACTGATCAAAGGTCTCGCCCAGCTTGGCACTCTTGATGGTGTGCATGGCAACGCCCGTGTTATACAAGGCGCTCTGGAATACTTTGCCACCCATACCAGCATTGACTACCGAGTTCCAGTCCTGAAGCTTAGTCGTACCGGAGGCAATAGCCTGTGAAAGCTGATACATAGCTGTCGAAGCCTGTTCAGAAGTTGAACCAGACAACGCAGCCAGGTTGGCAATACCCTTGATCGAAGCAGTTGACGTTTTCAGATCTACACCGGCAGCCGTGAAGGTACCGATGTTCCTCGCCATCTCAGAGAAGTTGTATACCGTCTTGTTCGCGTAAGTATTCAGCTCGCTCAGAGCACTATTGACCTGATCCAAGCCCTTCTTACCCGTAAGACCGGTATTTGCCAGAATCGTTTGAACAGCGTTGATCTGAGTCTCATAGTTATGAAACCCAGCCACGATTGGATCGATAGTAAGTGATTTGGCAAACTTCAGCCCAGCGTCCACCACTTTGTTAGTGATGTTATTGAGCACCGAAATCCCGATGACGCCAAGCGTGGAAAACTTACCCTTGATGAAGTCAAGAGCTCTGGCTATAGGATTGAGGTCGACCTTTTTTGCAGAGGCGCTAATTTGATCTAAACTATCGCCTGCTTTGGGAAAGCTTAATGCCGACTTCAACTTATTCAAAGCATTGATAGTCGCGTTTACACCAGATTCGAACTTGCTAGATTCGAAACTCATAGCTACAACTTTGTCATCAATTGTCGCCATTAGACTTTGGTCACCTCCTTCCACGCCTCGGCTGCTATTCTGTCAAATATAGGTCTTATCGCAGGCATGATATAGTCTCGCCCTTGAACGTATCCACCGGTGCCAGTCCCATGCCCATACTGGATGAGAATTGCGATCGGCTTACCTTCATTAACATTACGATTATGCCAACGAATAGAGTAATAACCTCTTCGCTGAACAATTTCATAATACCAGGACTCAGCTGTCAGACCCGTTCTTGTAGGTGTCGCGTTGGATAATGCCGATACACCCAGCGATCCGTATTTACTCAAAACAGCGTACAAATTATCTTTACTGAGATGCGACAAATATCGCTCTGTATTCTTGAACGAGCCTTTCTGTGTAATTTCAATAGGCATATTTACAGAGCAGTAAGCCGAACGATTACAACGCCAGGATCACCGGCATTTCTTGATCCTTTAGATGAGCCATAAATAGTAGGTAACCCAGTCAATGGAGCGGCTTTTGCCCCACTTGCCCCGCCTGGAACGACACTCTTTGCACCACTTTCAGGATCAGTGTCCGGAGCATCAGCTGGACCGTATACTGATGTGTCTCCAGGATTATACGACCCCCGCCCGCCTGATGTAGCTGCGTTACACGTAATTCCCCCGGAGCCATATTTACCCACGCCGCCAGCTCCTCCTCCGCCTCCGGAGCCGATTATGCCATTCCACGTACCATCTACACCATTAGTACCCGCTGTGCCTGGACCAGAAGCCGTTGGTACTCCAGCAACGCCGCCAAGTGCTCCTCCACCAGCGAGTGGACGACCTCCCACCCCACCGTCGCCCCCATTAGCCGATGTGGCAATTGTCAGAGAATTTGATTGAACCTTCTTACCGCCTTTACCACCTGAGGCTTGGCATGTCGTGCCATTAAATGATGAAAGTCCGCCATCACCACCATCAGTGACAAGACCAACGTTTGAACTATGTTCGGTTCCCAAACTACCGCCAAGCCCAACGACAACCGGACAAACCGCCGGAAGAGCAGATAACAGACCTTGTACTCGCTGAAGTCCACCACCGCCGCCTGCTCCGCCATAACTTCTGATCAAGGTACCAGTATTTGCTGTATCAATGCCGCCGCCCATACCTCCTCCACCGCCAATACAAATCACATCAAAATTTGTATAGCCCAGCTTTGTGTATTTTGTGATGTCTAAACTTTGATTGAAAACGAATGTCACAACCAATGGTGCGGGAAGGCTTAATGTTCCAGAGAGTTCGAATCTCATTTAAATTCCTATCCGGCATCTTTACGCATAATCGCCCACCACCATTTACTATCTGCAACTCTTATGAATCCCGCGTTAGCCCCAATATGCATAAGAGTCCAATCGAGAAAATGTTTACCTGGAGAATGTATTCCCCAAGTATCTGTCACTATTAGATCGCCGACAGCTGCAAATGTACTTGAAGTCTGACTTGTACCATCCACCCGTAGATGCACCATTGTAAACGATCCAGCGCCAGGCACCAATCTAAATGCACAGCAAACCAAACACCAATATCCTGTTGGAATTTCAATACGGGCACTACCAACGCCAGGAAGAAGAGATTCATTTGCGGTTGTGTTTTGATCTGCTGCAGCTGGATCTCCATGTCGGAAACCACTTAATACCGATAAATCTCGCATCATGCTACCGCCAAATCAATCTGATGCTGTGACTCAAGTGTGTCAAATATTGCATACAAATTTGCCGCATCCATACCTTCAACATGACTACCAGCATTCTTTGGTGATGGTGAAAGCGCTTGCGAACCTTTGGCATAAAGTGCTTGAATCTGATCAGGGGTAAGTACATAATCACAGACAAACACACTGTCGATTTGCCCAGAAAACCAGTTAATACCACCTATATTTGTGCCAATTCTAAAATAGGCATAGCCGCCAAGTGCAATTGCATTCATAACATTCGATGTGCCAACCAATTTTCCATCAACATACATTTTGCGCTTAATAGTATCAATCGCGCCATTATCTTCTGTAACTGTTATAAAATGCCAGTTTCCATCTGCAACAAATTTGCCGAAAACTGAATCTGCCCCGCTTGCAAATTTAGCAACACCAGAATTTATAGCCAATGACGTAGCAGCAGCGTCACTAGAACCCCAAAGTATTACAGGATAAGGACCGCCGCCTAAACTTGTGGTTTTAAGCCAGCCACCATAAGATAGAGAAGCAAGACCACTAGGTAATCCTGCATCTGTTGAAAGTAGCGCTTGTGTAGTACCATTAAAATTAAAGGCATTACCAGGACTACCATCTGCTCCGGACACATTTACAGGAGTAGCAACTAGGGACAAAGGAACATTGTTTGATCCTTGATCCGCGAGTGAACCCCCTGAGAAGTTATGCAATCTCAATGGCTGTGTTGGAAAATCAGAAACAGCAAACGCCGCACCCTTTTTACGACGGCGAATGTTTAACGAAATTCGTGCTGGAACGGTAGCAAGTGTGTGTGGGATCTTTGCACAATATAGATTACGAATTTGATCTTCTGAGAGAACATCCGCTGTAACAAACGCTTCATCAACGCGGCCAAAATTAGCCATCCCACCCACTATATTATTAGCAGCATCCGCCCCAAACCCAGAACCGACATTCAATGGTCCACTAGATTGGAATATCGAACCAATAATATTACCAATACCTTCAAGCCCCCCATCAAGATATACTCTAAGCAGCATTGAATCAAACGTTGCTACGACAAAATGCCAACGATTATCACATACATTTGAAACTCCAGCAACACCAGGCGTACTTATGCCATCAACACTCACTTGCCCAAAACATACATTAGAAGAACTAACCGAAAGAAAATATCCAAAATTATTACCTGCTGCTGCTGTTCCAGATCTTGAAAGTATGTGCTGAGAATTACCACTCACAGCAGTTTTAAACCAGCATCCCCACGACCCAGTCTTAATTCGAAACGGATCTGCTGCTCCAGTATCAGAAATATAAAGCGCCTGTGTTACATCGCCTTTAAATTGTGCCGCAGTATTAGCCACACCATTGATCCCTGGCGCAGTCGGCACAGCCCCCTTATTAGACAGGGCACGACCATTGCCGCTTGCATCAGACAGATCAGAAAGATTCCACAACCCAAGCGGCGCATTCAAACCAATGTTGGCAAAATCCGCCGGAGACAATTGTCGACCAGCACGAATCTGATTAGAAAGACCAACATCAAGAATTCCCGCAGCACTGAGAACCGGAAGCATGTTCCCAATAGGCCCTTGCGGTCCGGCTGGGCCTATTACACTACCGGCATTGATCTGTGATCCATCATGTTTAGTGAGAATAAGATTACCGCCAACAACATCACCATCAACAACTGAGGCGGCTTCAATTGCCAGCATACGATCAGCAGTAAGACCTGTAACTGTAGTCATGTCACCTCCTCAGTCATCTGGCTTTGTATCAGAGATTTGATACGTAGTAGCATCAAGATATGTAGCATTCGCATTATCAATCTGGAATGTTGTTGCATCAAGCATAGTAATATAGGTATTAGACTGATCAATAGCCGACCAAGTGCCATCGCCATGATCCACAATGATAAGAGAACCAAGATAACCAAAGATTGCTGCAATCTCATCAATTGACGGAATAGATGGCGAGGTTGTATCTGTGCCATAAAGAATATCTTCTAACGATTTAAGAAGATCTGATGGCGTATCCTTCGAATCAATAGAAATATGAACTGTCGGTCTGAAATTATCGATAAATGGTGGAGTTCCAGTCAAAATCCAAGAAAACTCAATGGGCGATGATGCGCCAGCGGAAAGAGAATTAAACGCATACGTGTCAGGATTAGCAATCAGATTGTAGAGGAGATGAATTTTATAACCATACTCTAGACCTTCTATATCGTTGCCCACCAGTGTTCTGTATGAAAGATTAAAACTTTTTGATGGCTGATCATAATAAATCAAACCTGGAGTAACAGTAACAGTCCCATTGACCGAATCAAACTCATCCGGATAGGTGAACGCTTTTAGTTTACCTGTAAAGTCCCCCGGGATCAAAGTGTCCAAATACTTTACCCCATCTAGATAATAAGCTGTTAATGCAGAAACGCCTGTATCTTCCACAGAACTCAGACCATTCCAAACTACAGCAGTACCATCATGGAGATAAAGAACCCCACGATCAACACCCGTTTGATAAAATCGCTCACCACTCTTGTCCCAAGCAAGGGTTGTCATGTCACCCCCTTTCTATCCAGTTGTGTTGAACTGGGCTCTACGTTGAGCATTGAGTTCTCTATTCTGAGCAGCAACTTGCGATCGACTCATCTTCTCAGGCTTTGCTTGCTTGATACTACAAACACGAATCAAGGTAAACAAACGATTGAGATGCCAGCGTTCACATTCAAAGGGAATGTTGAAAGCGACCATCCAATAGTAGATGACTTCCGAAGTAATAACCTCTCTACTCTTCGGAGCACCTGGAACTTCATGAAACCAGGTGGCAGTCATCTTTGCCTCGATGTAATCGTTGATCGCTTTGACATTTGCTTCAGAGAGTTTCTGGAAAATCTCCTCTGGAACTTCAGGAGTCAATGTCATGAGCTTAATGTAGCCAAGAACTTCAGTAACCGTCTTCTCGGAATTACCCAAGAACGGCTTTTCATAAATTGACTCCCATTTTGACAGCGAAACCAAAGAATGCTCTAGCTCCAGAATTACATCATCACGAGTAGTGAACTCTTGAGTCTGTTCATCGAACATTTCGACGCCAGGAACTACAATAGTGAGCATTCTCTGGCCTTCCCGTCTATTCCTTTGACTCGTTCGCAGGAAGTTGCTGCTCCTTGGCCTCATCCGCAAACGGAAGCGGTGGGAACAACGCAATGACCTCATCTGGGAGAGGAAGCGCAGCTGCAACTGTATCCGTTCCGTACAACAGATCTTCAAGACTCGTCAAGGCAGCCGAATCCACCTTGGTCGAGTCAATCGTAATAAGAGAAGTTGGCTTGTAGCCAGTAGTAGGAACCGGACTGGTTGTAATAGTCCAACTGAAAGCGATTGCCGCTGGCTGATCGTTGATCGTGGCATAAGCTCTATCCGAAGGTGCCGCCTGAGCGCCATAAATCAGATGAAGCTTGTAACCATAATCAGTGCCTTCGCTGTCATTACCGATAACAGTCCGGAAACTCAGCCCAAACAGCTTACGAGACTGCTGCCCAACAGTAACGCCCTCCGAAGGAAGCGCAGTACCGTCACACTGAGCAAACTCATCCGGATAAGTGAACGCATCGATCGTTCCGCCAAACTCCTCAGCAGCGATCAGATTCAGATATTTGATATTGTCTGCATACTGCGGATTCGCAGCGGCACCAGAAGGAGATTCTGTAACAGTTGTTAGTCCATTCCAAGCTACACCAAGATCATAAACACCACTAGCATTTGGAATGTATAGAACTCCATGATCTACGCCCGTCTCATAAAAACGCTCGCCAACCTGGTCCCATACCAGAGGAGCTGATACCGACATTTGTTTCCTTTCACTTAGAAGTACACTCTAAAAACGTCATGGTTCAAGTTATCAGCTGTAAAAAACCGATTGAACAAACACATCGGCATTGAAGCTATCTTACTTGGGATATCGCTATCAGGATCTCGATCAATTACTGTAACTACATACCTCAGAGTATGATTATATGGAATATCATCAGCAAACATGGTTTCTGCATAATCGCGCTGATAGATAATACAAGGATATTCTAATGCTATGTTCTCTGGCGGCTGAAAATATACGTTATCAGTAAACATTTTAAGAATATCATGGAGCTGCAGGCGTGGGGCCATTATACACCCTCCCTAGTCGCAGCAGCAGGCGGGGAATCAGGACATCGACACTAGTAACTGTCCATAAAGTCCCCGCCCATTCCACATAACGAATGGCAAAGAAATGTTCATTGGCATACGCATCAGCCACAATACTGATCGAATTCTGAACACTGAGATCATCATTGAGATATTGCCCTTGACGCAGGTCCCTCGAATTACGAACAACGTCACCATAATAGGAATACTCAACAATTTGATCCACCCATACCCCAGGTGTAACTTCTACTGATTCACCATACCCAACGTTACCAAAGAACCTTGCCATCGAGAACCTACCTTTGTGCTAGTTCTCGTTAGTGAAAGTCCACTCGTCGTCAACATTGTTGGCGAAGTAAGAACCCGCCGATGTTGGGATAGCATAAATCGTAAGCGATTCGCCAGACGCCAACGTAATCGGAGACCCAGTAGTAACTGTGTTGTTATTATCCTGGCGCTTGTATGTCACGCCAGCAACAGTGGGAACTGTGATAGTGGCCCCATCGAAATCAGGGGCTGTCGGAACCACAAGCGTAGCTGTGCCAGCAACAGACTTGAGAACCAGAGCAGAGCGAATCTTCGTAAGTGCGCCAGAGCAACGCGTCTCCAGCAGATACTTGTACTGGTTGTAATCGATATCGAAGAAGTCAAAGAAATTGACTTCTCCACCAGCATCCGTACCAATCGTGTAATCGGTCAGATTCACGACGATACCAAGAAGATCTGGCTCATCTTCCAGTGCCTGACAGGCAACGACACTTGAAACGCCCATCTCAGCTGCAACATCAGACACCGTAGTATAAATACGACGACCCAGCGTATCACGAACCAGCAACATGGACGTAATAGTAGGCAGCGTTGTGTAGAATGTGGGTGAACCAGATCCCTTGTAGTACCGCATAGCACTGACAATCGCATCCGAAAGCTCGGTTGGACTTGAATTGGCGTCACCAAGATTGACATTGATCGTAGCCGCATAGAGATCATCGTCATTCATGATGGAGCGAATACCGGCACCCTGCGGAGCACCAACCGGATCCAGGATCTTGTCGTCATCGTCAGGCGCCCGACCATCACCGATGAGAACAGCGCGCGCGAGCTCCTCATCCAGCATGAGACGCATCTCACCTTGGAGCCAAGTCACAACATTGAAATCCGTGATGTCGAGAATATCATCACGATCCAACCGCTGCTTCTTGTAAACCGTGGTCGGCGTAGTGACACGCTTGGACGCACTGATCCACTCTTCCTTCTTCAGAGTGCCCGTGATGTAACCCTTTGCACGAGCTTCCTCGAAGGTAATATCAGCAACCAGAGACTTGATACGAGTGAACGGAGACTTCCTTGTACCACTGAGGACGCCCTTGACCCACTCAACACGTCGACTATCGAACTCAGGCGTGTCGGTGATGGTACGAACTTCCGGAAAGAGAACGTCAATGTTCTCAATGCCATGCTTGAGCGCGTATTCCTCTACAGCACTTTTCAACGATCCGATACGCTGAGCATCTTCAAAGATACCCTTCATAGCGTCATGAGTGAGGGTATGCTTCTCCTCCTTCTTCTCACCCATCTGCTCAAAGACGTTACGGCTCATTCGGCGTCCTTCCTCTTTATTGTCGTCGTTGGACTCATCATTAGAATGAGTTGCCTGATCACCAGTTTCGCCTTCGAGCGCAGCACCGACCATAAAATGGACGACACCCTGTTGCTCTGGTGTCATTGAATCATAAACTTCTTGAACAGTAGCACTATTTTCGACAGCGTCCTCTACATCTCCTGAATCGTTTGAATCTGCCGCCGCTGTTGTATCTTCTGTATTACCATCTGCGTGGCTAAGTTCCAAACCGGTGTAAATAACGGCTTCGTCTTCCAACGTGACCATATCACCATCAGAGTGAGTCAATGTGACATTGTCAATAAGTGCTCCAGGATTAGCACCAGCCAAGACCAAACTCACTTCACGAATAAATCCATGAATAACCTGCTTGGCCTTCTCAGTCAACTGATTAGCATAGATAGAAAGTGATTTGATGTCGCCATGCTGAACCAATGTTCTGGCATTCTTCGCCGAGTCACTATCATTGAAGAACCCATAAGCATAGACACCATCGTCACGATGCTCAAGATCTACATGGCCGAGAATATTCGCTGGTTCGTCGTGGGCATGTACCCAAACCAACGGAACTGTAGCACTATCTTGATGCTTAAAAGCATCTGGCATAATTGTTCGGCCGTCGGAACACTTGAGACCAGCCTTTGTGGCATAGCCACTAAAGTCGGGCGTGGCCTTTTCTCCCATTTTGAATGCACTCCTTAAGTTTGGATCATCGGCCGTTTAGCCGTTCTGAGCGCTGCCACTTCCATTGCTAGAACCATTGCCGTTACTCGCCCCAACACCGGCAGCATCACCACTACCGTTAGAACTCGGTGGAACCATTGGCTTTATTGCAGTAGAAGGCTGTGAGAAGCCAGAAATTGTTTGACCTCGAATGTTGCTGTTGATAAGTTTGTCTGCCTTCGGATCCTTGGCTGGTTTGATTCCAATAATCTGTCGAATCTCATTAGCCGACAGAATCTCATTGCGGCTGAAGACGTCCGCAATTTTAGCAATGTTCTCGATCGGAATCAGTCTGAACGGATCGTGGAAATACGCAACTGTCTGTTTCTGCGTCCGCGCAGTTTTGGTCAGGAACGAACGAGACATAGCTTCGGTAACAGCCGTGAGCGTTGGCTCAATCGTCCTGTTCCAATAGTTCAGCATCGTCTTTTCGTCAGCTGTCCCATTCATTACTTCATCGGTCAAACCGAGTTGACTATAAAGCATAGTAGTCAAGAATTCGATTTGCGTCATGAGATTATTCTCTGCCGGGCGATTGAGCTGAGTGATTCGTTCGGTGCCATCCGTATAGGCAATACCATACTGACTGCCTTTGAGCTGAAACTCAATATCTTTTCGACGTTGTTCTGCTTGCTGACGACGAGCCTCTGATTTGATTACATAGGGCAGCTGAATGATGAGATCAAGTTTTCCAGACGCCGATTGTTCATCAACAGCATCCAACAGATTCAACTTGTAGAGCAAACGTTGAAGAGTTGAATTCGGCTCATTCATAACAGAGTACAAAGGGTTCTCGACAATTGCCACTGAAGTTTTTGGAAGCGTAATCTGTTGCCTAATGCCAAGCTTTTCGTTATACAGCCAAACTTGTACATGACGAGGATACCATTGTGTAATCTCGCCAACACGAAGCGTCAGAATATCGTATCCACCAGGATCCATTCCCGGATTAATCGACGTATCAACAGGAACAATTGCGGCAACACCCTTATCAAATATAGTCAATGCAACATCCAAGCGAAAGGCTTGCGCTGCCTGATCTATATTGGCTTGAACTGTCAAACAATTGTTTAAGCCGCTAGCTATATCATCAAGATATCGATCTTCGTCATCCATTCGAATATGACGCATACGAATCGAAGCACAATCAATACCAAGACGCGTATAAATTGACGAGACAATCGAGCGCTCATTTGGGATTCGAAGTCTTGTTCGATCTGGCCTATAAGCATAGCCAGCGCCAATATCCCCGCCATAAGCCTTGAGTGCGCCATCGAATTCTCGATTTGTGAATACATTCCAAGCGTGTTTCAACGTTGCGCCAAATCCCAACGAATTTCACCTCCTTTCTATACTCTACTTCTCAATAGATCGGCGTGCGTGAACACGACTACCAACATAAGCAGCAGTCGCTACAGGAACCACAATAGTTGGAGCTAAGGTATAAAGAGCAGCAGCAACCCATTTTTCTCCTCGCGTCATTCGAAGTGCTGTTGCTTGATCTGGGTGTTTTAAACTAATATCTCCAGTTTTCACATTTGCTCGTGCCCGTTTAATTTCTTTTTCACGAGCCTGTGGTGTTGGGTATTTAGAATAAAAGGTTTTTGAACCTTCTGTTCTATGAACACCCCATTTCATACCTAAAACGCCATGATGAACCAATTCTGCAGGCGTGCCCGGCTTTTCAATAGGGCACTTCACTCGAACCCGTCCTTATTAGCTTTGTATGCAATGTACGCATCCATAAGAGCAGCTACATTATCGATCTTCTCGTCTTGTCTTCTCTTGAGAAGCTTTCGATTGCCATTGGTATCTTCCAACGTAATCGCGTTTCCCATTGCGAAAGACATTAGTGCTTGATCGAAGATCAGTAGCCGCTCTTCACTAAGAATCTTAAGCTCACCCAGAGGAACCGATTCCGTCTTGGCACCTTGAATCACTTTCTCAATACCATACGGCCCGTTCTCTGCTTCCCAGCGAGTAACAAATTCTTTTGCGTTGTATGGGTCGAAACCTAGGCAACGAACATCATATGAAGAAGTCTCAATAAAGTGATCAAGATCCTCGTAGACTTCCATCATGTCAAGAACCGTACCTTCCAAGACATGAAGACTGGCTTCGTTGATAAACTCCTCATACTTCGCGCGCATGGCTCCAGGAAGTTTCATCAACGTCAACGAGGTTATGTAGCTACGAGTCTTGACTCCGAATTTCTCGTGGCCTAAAGGAAACAGGAAGGTGAATGCGCAGAAGTCATCGCCCTGCGATAGGTCAGCCCCAAGAGCACACGGCAAACTCCAGAATTCGCGATGACGATGCGGAAGAGTCTCTTCGTACGTGAAGAAGTATGTGTAGCCTTCCATTGGAATACCAAATCGTTTCGCGAGGATGTCATTACGCGAAGCGGGAGCTTTTTCTGCTCGTTCAACATCTAACTGATATGTCTCGTAAGAGATGGTAGCTCCAAGATTTGGATTTGCTTTCAACCAAGTCGCTGGATCGTTGACTTCTTCAAGTTCATCAAGTTTGTAATGCCAGATAGAAACATGCGGAGCTAGATACTCACCCCTAAGAATGTCAGCTAGTTCCATTTTGATTGTGTCACCTGAACCTGCTCGAACGGTTCCTTCTGAAGTGATGGCAACAATCAAATAGTCTTCAAGTTTTGATGCACCTTGCTCAACAGCACCCACCACATCTTCTCTAAGGTCACCTGAAAGCCATTCATCAATTGTAGAGATCTTTGGCCGCAGTCCTTGGAGCTTGTTAATAGCCATGGGTCGAACTTCTAGTAACGAGCCAGTAAGAAAGTTTTCAACGCCCTTTTTGGTCGCAGCCAATTTGACTCGATTAGCTCTCGAACCCGTTGTATTCTGAAGTGACCCCTCTGTTAGGAATCTGAACAAAGGTCCGCGCGCGCGTGTGATAGCTGTCCGACACGGAGACATAACCTCATCAGCTTGCTTCATTGTTGGCGCTGTGGTAATCTGATGCGTAGTCGATGTGTCTACATTCAAAAAGTAACTTTGAATGGCAGATGCATACATTGACTTGGCTGCTCCACGAGCTACGATCAGATACTGTTTTAGAATCAATCGTTTCTTGACTTGGCGATGCTCATAGTGTCCACCATGATTATCTTTAGTTGGCACATAGACACTTCGCTCAACAAAGTAGTACCAGCCAAAGATTTGTTCTGACCAAAGTTTGAAGGTATCTAGAAGATGCAGATCAGAGCCATCTGTCAATGTCAATTCACTCTCACAGAAACGAATGAATCCATCTACTGCAGTATCGTCATAGTAAATGTTAGGATTAGCGATGAGCGCGTCAATCCGATTCATCTCCATAGAGATTTCACGATTTACCGGAATTTCGCCTCGGAGAACTGCCTCACGAAATTGCCTATAGTAGATCGGTGTCGCACTATTAGACAGACCCAACGCTAACCCCCTTTTCTAAACTAGAGAGCTGCAGCAACACCTAATTTAGCAGCCTTTGACACAACCTTTTTCTTAGAAATCTTTGATACTGCTTCCATGGTTGCTTTCTGTCCTTCAGGAGATTTCAAATATGAAGTAACAAATTTGGATCCCTTTTCGAAATGACTTTCAGGACCCAATCTTTTAGCTTGCTGCTCCAAATTCTTACGCATATTGTATTTTTGCAACTCATCATTTGAAAGAGCGTGTGTACCACTCTTTTTGAGTTTCTGTTCTACTATTCTTGCCGAGACAGCATCTGGATGCGCTGGTAAACCTCGCCCACCTTTAGTTGTTACTATAGTTTTAATCTGTGGATTCGATTTCGTCTTGACTGATACTTCACTTTTTGATTTCTTCTTCGAAGAACTACCTGAACTCTCAGACCCACCACTTCTATGAACGCCCCACTTCATCCCCAGAACCCCATGATGAGCAAGTACCTTTTGGATCACTTCCTCATTATCCATTAGGCTACTCTCCTGCCCGGCCACGGATACCAAGGATAATCCGGAGGAGGCGTTGGGTCCGGATTGGGATCTACCCATCCTGTTTCCTCTCGATGAACATTCAAACGCCACTCGAGTTCTTTGATCTGCTCATTTAGTGCAGTGATGACAAACGATGTTGAGGGAGGATCAAACAGCATACGAACCCGCAAATATACATAAGTCTTGACTGTATTATATTGAAGATCGGTATCTGTTATGAAATCGGTCCAAACGGCAGTTTCATCTTCAATCATGAAACCTTCGGCAGGACCAACGCCCAATTGGGTGAGAGTAGAAAATGCAGTGTTGATATGAGTTGTGACATCATGATCAAACGCAGTATAGTCTTCTGCAAGTCCCAATATCTTCTTAGTGCCTATAAGAATACTAGTTTCCAACTGCTCACCCTCCTTTCTATCGAATAACTGCGCCTGCAAGATACAGGATAAGAAACACAACCACGAATATTACTAAAATATAAAGTAATAGATAAAGCGGGTCGTATCTCATTTCGGCAGGTTACTAAACCCAGCCTTCTGTTTACCTGCTTCACCACCAGACCAAGATGTTGAATTTGGCTTCTGCCAAAGATGAACAGGATTGCCATCAGCTTCCAGAGCAAATACTTCAAGCGTGCCTGAAGCCGATTTTGATGCTGACAAACCAATAAGCTTCTCGTTTGACTTTGCCAGAACTCCGCCGTCGTTCCAATCAGTTTCAGCACCGCGTTGAAAGCGATACCAAACGGTTTTTTTATCTGAGCCAACCCAAAATACGTGAAGCGAACCGCCATCTGATACTGCTGAAGCCATCATATCTGTTTCCTCCTCAGAAGGTGCAGGTGTAGGACTCGATCCGCTGCCACCACGAGCCATATCCAAAACATGGTCCATGGGGAAGCCAGAACCACAATCATGATGCCCGCCACCACCTGAGCCAAGATCTACGTGTTGACAAACCCCAACGCCAGACCCTTGCGCCTGAGATGAATTGAGCCTTGTGATAGGGATTCCGTAATACGCCGCTTCTTCCGCAATCCATTTTGCACAATTGTCAAGCATGTTGGCGTGATTGTTCAGCCATTCATTTTGTGACCACGAAGCAAACCCGCACAGTTCGATTGAGACAGCTGCAGGGTTGTAATTTGCTTGTGTCCATGCTTTATTACCACGTTTTACATACTCGCCAACGGTGTTGCTTTTGTCGTCGGCACCGACATGACTACTTGCGCCTACATTCCCTTGGAAGAAACTTCCTAGAGATTCGATGGTTCGAGAACCTTCTGCTGTATGCAGAACAATGAGTCGGACGCCGCTGCCACCACGGCTGGAATAATTTGGAGATGGGATCCATACTCGTTTCAGAGACATTAGTCCTCCCTTTTTACGAACGGACGGCAAACAATGCGAACTTGAGCAACGCTTTTATCAGCAACATAGACAGGTCCTGCTTCGCCCTCTTTAATAGCAATTGCAGTCCAGCCAATCAAATTACATAAATCTTCTTTGGAACCACCTATGTAAACACCACCATCAGGTTTCACATCGAATGCCAGCATTGTCCTCGAATCAGGAAGCTTCCTGTTCCTCTGGCTCCGACTCTTCTTGCTCTTGCTTCGACTTCTCATGCGCCGTCGGAATTTGAGGATTCAGTCTACGATAGTTATGCTCTTCACGCTGCTTGTCTACAGCTAGCCGTCGATCATCATGTTCGTCCAGAAATCGAGCATCTTCCGGATCGTCTAGCGGACCACGATGCGGATCACTGGGCTCTTCGTTTGGCTCTGGGTTCGGCTCAACATCTTTGAATCCTTCTACACCCATTTATTCGTTCCTTTCCTTTGACGAACGATCTAATCCTTCTTTAAAAGCTGCCATCCTAGCTTCGCAAGCTTTTTCTTCGTGTTTTACTATCGCTTTAATTGCCCAGACAGAACCAGCAACTGTACCAAGAGCAGTTACAATCCCAGCTATGAACTCCCATAGCATTTGTTTACCATAACTTCGTATCCCCGGGTTGTCTTACAATCGGTCCTCTAGGTAAAGAGTTTTCATTTCCGAAATGAATTGCGTTATGCGTTTGAAGCGACGTTGTGATAAGGTACCTAGGATCAGTAATCCAATCAGAAGCGTGTTTTATATCATCTGATGACATAGGATTCATGTGATGAACTACTAGATCTGTATATATGTCATATCCTTCAATACCAAGATCACATCCGTTATCTCGAACGATTACTGCATTACGAGCTTGTTTCCACATCTGTGATCTATAAAAATGCTGATTCAGCCATCGATCAAACCCAAATGTGCTGTATCCAACTTCCCCAGTCAATCTAAGGTATTCAAAGCGTTCTTCAAACGTTTTCAACCGGCGAAGCTCAGAGTATGTCCGTATCCTCGACATTTTCCTCCGAAAGCGGCATATCTCCAGCATATGAACGCATTGCCTTGATAGCATCGACATATAGCTCTTCGATACGTTGCTGAGACTCTATCTGCTCTTTCTTGACCGCAAGAAGTTCGTTTTCATGCTCAAGCCTCTGTTGTTCCAGGCGTTCACGAGTCGAACCGAGCTTTAAGAAATGTGTAAGTACCTGAGACGATGCCGTTCCCGCTCGAATCTGCTCTTCGGCAAGATCATTGGCCAACGAAACCATCTCGTTTTCCCGAGCCTCTGGAGTTGTCGCGGGTTTGCGGCGAGTTTCTTTGGCTTCATCCCTCCTTCGCCTTGCTGCCACGCGACATCCTTTCACTTTTGTTTGTGCGAAAGTCCCTCCGGGGGTATTTTTAGGCGACCACCGAGATCTAC